AACAATTCGTGCTTAGCTAGTCGTCGTTTACGTTGCGATATTCGCCATCAATCGTGCCGTTAGTCGTGCCGTCGTTACGTCGTGCCGTGCCTAATGCATCGAGTAATGCGCTAGTATCAAGGCTTGCTAAGTGATTGACTGACCCGGACACTTCGACTGTACGCTTATCAAGCCATAGGCCCGATATGTGCGCTAATGAATCGAGGGTAGCCTTCGCGACGGATAACGTGCTCGACTGTTCTTTAGATCGAGACAACACGTCCAAATACTGCGATACCAAAAAATCACGTGTTATATCTTGTTTTTCCGCTGTTTTCGTTAACTTTTCCGTTTGTACCTTAACAATATAATTCCTAATCTTTACGTTCCTTAACAATCGACTGGACGCGGAATTAACAACACTTTCTTTCTTGTTACCGTACGCAATTCTATATGCCTCGGATGCGTTCCTGGACTGAATATAAGCATCGGCGAATTCTTTATGTTTAGGTGATAGATTCATTATTTATATTGTGATGGAAATAATCTACACACAATAGGAATAATTATTGATAAACATGAGAATATGTGATATTGTACCTGTAAATAAGTTTTACCCGGGGGTAAATAAAAATGGATAATATCAAATTTAATCACGATTTAACTGAATCGTTAGAAAAATTAAATGAGTTTTCTGAGATCGAAGAAGGTTGGGAATTGATATGGAATGAATTTTTAAAACACATTGATGAACAACCCATGTCAATATTAAACCTAAGTTCAACTAATGAAGTTAATTCTGTTGTTAATGAGTTATCTAAATCTTTAGCATCAGATAAATTTTACGATGAACGAGAATATCAGCATGCATTAACTTTCATCGATTTATTCATAGAAAAATGGCAAAAATTTGCTAGTTGGATTTTATTAAAAAACGATTTAGCAGATTTAGTCGATCAATTATCACGGGGAAAAATAACACAATCACAAGTTATAGATACCCTGGAGTCAATTGTTAAACACGGAAAAAACGCAATAAATAAATAACGAACGCGGGACGAATCGCCATTCGTTCCGCGCTCTAATCACAAAAAGTAGAGGTGCTACTAATTATGACTACTGAAAATATAACATATCCGAAATTGAAATTTAGCAAGGACGGGAACGCGAAACTTGAAGGAATTAAGGCATGGTTACCAATTAGCAAGCCCAAAATTTATTCTCTAAGTTTATTATCCGGTTTTACTTGTCCCGGCGCTAAGGATTGTCAAGCATGGGCTATTAAAGATAAGAAAACCGGCAAAACTAGAATACAGCAAGGTAAGCACGCAATATTTAGATGTTTTAGCGCATCACAAGAAGTAATGTACCCGACTGTGTACGAGCAAAGAAAATACAATACTGATTTATTACTCAAAAAAAGTTTAGAACAGATTACACAAATACTAATGAATTCAATTCCACACGATGCGGACATAATCCGTATTCATGTTGGCGGTGACTTCTTTAGTCGTGATTATATGGAATCATTCTACGATGTCGCGAGATTCTATAAAAATATTAAATTCTACGCATATACAAAAAGTGTTGACTGGATGCAGGAATTGGAATATTTACGCCCAGACAATTTCTCAATGAATGCTAGCTATGGTAGTCGTAAAGATTCCATTATCGATGAATTCAACCTAAAAAGTGCCGTAGTAGTAAACCACCCGGACGATACAGATTTGCCAATTGATCACGATGAATACTACGCAATTAATAACGCCGGATCCTTCGCTTTATTGCTACATGGTACACAACCTAAAGATTCCGACGCATCAAAAGCATTAAAGCGAATGCGCAAAGAAGGTATCAAGTTTGCATACAGCAATAAAAAAGTAGGTGTCGCGTAATGATAGCCAAATATAACGGATACTGCCAATACCAGGACACTACCAATTGTGGCGGAATATATAAAGGTGATGAAATTATCCACACCGGGAAAAAAAATTCCTTTCACTATGTATGTAGAACACAACCGTTAAACGATGCGGAAATATACGAATTGATACATGAACATGCATATCAAAAACAAACGCAATTAAGACTAGGAGCGTGAATTTAATGACTGAAGTTAATTACATATGCGAATCGTGCAAGTCTGACGATATTTTGTTTGACGCATACGCTACATGGAACGCAAATAAGCAAAACTTTTCGATGACTGAATGCTTTGGAGTAGGGGGAAATATAGTTTGCAATCAATGCGGACACGAAAGTACTCACGCGGATGAAGTTTCATATATTCCAGAAGTTAAAACAATTAAAGCATTAAAGGAAGCGTGAATTAAATGACTATTCAATGGCAAGACTCATTGCCTAGTATTCCATATTGTAATGAGTGCGAACAATGGCGGGACGTATCCGACAACCATTGCCCGGAATGCGACGCTTGTTGGAGCGTCCGGGACGATCCAGAACAGAATTTAGAATTGCCGATTGGCATATGTAACGATTGCAAAAACAGTAACACAAGGGGAAATTAGATGAGTGATTTTTTTACGCAAAAGCAGACCGAAAAATTAAAGGAAAACGGATGGGAAATTATCGCCAAAGACGAGACTAAACTACGATGGTTTGGATCTGATTGGAGTGCAGGTTGGATGCATAAAGTTACCGATCTGTTAGGTGTACATCCAGAGGGTGCAGGTATGGACTTTTTAGTTGTTGCCACACGAGTTGTCCCACAGGAAGGAGAATAATTAAATGAGTAAAAATTCAGAGCAAGATTGGTACTGTGATGTAAAAGTTAAATGGACACATCATGGGTCTGGTATTTCAAAAGAAGAATTTATTGAGTCTGTAAAGGATACATTTTACGAAGAATTTGCGATACGCATTACTGATGATGAGATTAGCAATGTAAAAATATTCAAAGGAAATCTAGTGGCACAGCTATACCAACATTTCATCAACCAATACAAGATGAGGGAGGTAAATTAAATGAGTGATTTACAGGATAAAATTACACGATATTGGAATCTCTACGAAGTAAGCAAAACGAGCCGAGCAAAGGCCGATGAATTAAAGTTTGAGATACTCCAGGATATGGAACGTGAAGGCGCAACGGCTGTTCCACATCCAGACCTAGAAGTAAAACTCAAACCAGGTAGCCCAAAGGCACTAGATGACGTGCTACGCCCCCTATTAGAGACGGAACACGCCGATGAACTGATAGATAGCGGAGCATACACGCCACCAATGCAAGTAATGACAGATCCAAAATGGAACTTTGTAAAACTAAACTTGTTTAGCAAATACGGCGATGCCATAGCGGAAATTATTGAACGTGGAACGTTACGAGAATCGCCAACATTACAGATTAAAGAAAAAAATAAGTTACCTAGGGGGTAATAATATGCAAGAAACAATTAAAAAAACACCTGAAAAATGGGATAAATTTCCAGACAGAAAATCACTCATTGATCACATAGTTAAAGTTGAAAATGCTCATAAAAAAACTATTGATAGATGGTGTGAATTTGAAGAAAAATTACGCAGAAAAGCCGAACAACTTTTGGAAGTTATATTTATGACAGAAGAATTCAATAGTCTGATAAAAGAAATACCCATTAACCATTATGCGAATAATCAAGGCGAGTATATAGAAATCGTAGACGGAATATTTTGTGAACTTAGAATGATAGTAACTTCAAATGAATTTCAAAAAACCTACGGGAAAATTCCAGAAAAATTAATCCAAGATTTTATGGAGGTTTATCCTAAATCATATAATGTATAGTGATCACTAAGGAGATCAAAATGAATAATGACATACAGCCACCATTTAAAGTAGACGTTACAGAATCATTTGAAATAAAAAATGAATATACTGGAGCATCTGTAACCCTAGACCCATTACAAACAGCAGTTTATGACAAGGTAAAGGGCGCTGAACAATTACTCAACCAACCATTGAGTGATGAAATTATAGCGACCTTGCCTATGACACGAGATGAATTAATTGATATCGTAAACAAAGGCAAAGAATGGTTTGCGCACCATTACCCAGACATTTCTTTTTTACTCGACTAAACAATGGATGACGAAACAAAACAAATATTTATAAAGCAACGCTGCCCTGACTGCAAAGGTCCGCTAACAGAAAAGCGGATCTTTGAGGACGATACGGCAAAGATTAAATCCGATTGCAAAGAGTGCGGGTTTGAATATATCGGAGTGTTTTTACCCGAACTACTAACAACAGAACAAGTGGCAAAACATTTTCACAGATCAGCACAACAAGTGCGAGACGCATGGGCGCACCCGGTAAAAGGATTTTTACAAACCGTCAGAATACCTGGTGCTAAATATTTCTGGATCGAATCAACCGAACTAGCCCGTGCCATTCGAGACGGACAAACACCGAAACGAAAACGTAAACGAAAATCGTAGCGTGGGGGTGTCGTGGGGGTGTCGTGGGGGTAAATCCATTTCAATATATATCCAAAATATGACAGTAATTCCTGACAGTCAAAAGTTTCTTTTGTAATTTAGTCACGAATTACTAAGATTTTTAGTGAATAATTGTCTTAAAAATGTAGGTTAAGTCTTATCAGGACTGCGCTCTAACCGCCTGAGCTACAGGCCCATTTTCGCTATTTTAGCTACGAAAACGGGGTGTTTTCGCTGTTTTCTCAACCCCTTAAAAAATGTTCGTGGGGGTAATATGGGGGTAAAACTTTTTTAAATTATTTTTTAAGGAAAATTTATTATACATTAATCTAAAGCATAATCTGCAAAATCTGACGCAGTTTTTCTCGCACCTTCTATGTCATGCCCTATGTCATGATCGGCATACAAATCCATTGTAATTGCTAATGTACTATGACCTAATCTTTTTTGAATACTTTTAAAATCTACACCTTTGCGTAACAATTGACTTGCATGATAGTGCCTTAAATTATGCACGCCACCTTTGTGTGCTGCCTGAGGGATTGCTACGCTACCTTCTAATCCCTTTTTAAAATCTTCAGATGCCGCTACAACAGCGTCTTTAAAATCATGATAAAGAGAGTTAGGCGAATAAGGTTTCATAGTTTTGAAATTTAAAAAAACTAAATCCTCCTGGTCTGGTTCGCTAAAAATACCTTTTGCAATTCTGTAATCATGTTGGTTGCCTTTAATTTTTTTTAAGATTTTGACAGTCAAATCTTCTGGATGGATAGCAATTGTTCTAGTCGAAAGTTGTTTTACAAAATGATCGCTACCATCTAATTCTTGAGTCGTTAATGTTTTACGATATTCACATCTGTAAACCTGTCTGAAAATGTCAAGAAAATACATTTCATTGCCACGAATTGTGTCTTTTTTAAAATCCTTCCACTTTAAACCTAAGACCTCATTTCTTCTCATGCCAGTAAGTGCCATCAAAATAACGGCATACTCAAAAGGCCCGTTTTTTAATTTGTCAGAAATAGCTTTAACTTGTTCGGGTTGTAAAAAGAATTTAATTTTGCGTGATTTTTTATCAGATAATTTAGCTTCGTCATTTATGTGGTCAGAAAATCCCTTTATAGGATTTTTTGTAATCCATTTATTTTTAACCCCATAATTTAAAGCATTATTTAATTCTCTAACAATTTTTACTAAGTAGGATGTTTCTAATTTTTCGGGACTATCTGAATGATTTTCTAACTTAACAACTTTTTGTTTTTTAGAATCATATTTATGTGTTTTAACATAATCCCATAATTGATTTTGATGCTCTCTTTGCAAGTCAGAAATCTTAATGTTGCCTAATTTAGGGATTATATAAAGCCTAAATTTTCTGTCTACATCAGCTTTAGTAGTTGTGCTTTCATTGAAAAATTTATTGTCCATGTATTTTGTACACAACTGAGCAACAGTCGTTTTATTGTTAGTCGTTTGGTATTGTTTGCCCGTACATTTGGATACATGGTCATCAAATATTTGTTCTGCAATTTTATAATCGTTTGCAGTAGGACTAGATACTTTAAAACTTGTTACTTCGTGTTTTTCTGGAATTTGATGTCTCACTCGAATCGTAGTAGTTCCATCTTTATTTAAACGAGTTTCAACGCCCCGATATATTTTTTTTGTTCTACCCATGTTTATTCCCCCTCGCTCATAATGATTTGCGCCCTTGCGTTAGCAAGTTCTGTAATGGATTGCAAATAACGATTGTCACGTTCGAGTAAGTATTCTTCTATAGTTGGCATAATAGTGTGTTCCAAGTCATCTAACACTAACTTAAAAAAATCATCTTTTTTAAGTTTTTTCC